CACCGCCTTCACCCAGTCCTCGATCATGTCGAGCAGATCGAGGCGGCGTCCGCGCTCGTCGGGATCGCCCGCGTCCGGGGCGTTCGACAGCTTCGGCTCGTCAAGCGGGGTGAACCAGACGCCGGCCGCGTCCATCGCCTTCTGGGCCAGCGCCGGGCAGGTGCCCGCAGCCTTGCAGAAGGTGTCGGCGCAGTGGTTGCCCGGGCTCAGGAACTCGGCGACCCACGCGGCCTCCGGCAGCTGGTCCTTGGCGTCGATGGCCGCCTTGGCGCGGCGCATCGCAGCCATCATGTCGGCCGTCCACTCCACCAGATCGGCGACATGGAAGGTCTCCGACCGGATGCGCCCGTCCTTATGGGCGGCCCGGGGCTGGACGATCGTCACCGTGACGCGCTCGATGTCGAGCCCGCGGTTCGCCAGCATCGCCCCCAGCGCATATGTGCGCAGCTGGGGGTTGCCCTTGGCGGCCACGACGACCCCGCGCCCGCCCTTCAGATCGACGACCTCGATCCGCTTCTCCGCCGGCAGATAGATCACCGCGTCGCCCGTGCCGCCCGCGTCGAAAGGCGGGTTCAGCGAGGCCAGCGAGAACCGCTGTTCGAGCCAGAGCGTTGCGTGAGGGCGCACATCGCTGCCCGCGATCCAGTCCGTGATCCAGTCCTCGGGTCTGAAGACCTTCCGCACATAGTCGACGTAGACCTGCGCGGTCTCCGCCATCTCTTCGTCGACCTCGAAGGAGTATTTCTTCCCCTTCAGGGTCTGGCCGATGAAGCTGTCCGCGTCCACGCCCTTGCTCAGGCAGGCCTCGGATATCTCATGGCAGACCGTGCCCCAGTCAGCGGCTTCGCTGGTGGTCTCGGGCAGGTGCATGGTCAGGGCCAGCGCGCCGGGGCACTTGAAATTCCGGCTGGCCGACGACGCGGACCAGGTGGCGTGATCCCGGTCGGCGTGGTTGTTGATGTCAGCCGCCATTTCCGACGCCCCCGACAGGCTTCGGCGCGACACTCAGGGTGTGCGTCTCGTTGCACTGATCGCACAGCACGAGGATGCCGATCGGCTTGAAGTTGCCGGCTTCGCGCTGGTCGTAGGTGGCGACATAGTGCGGGTCGCGGATGTCCACGTCGTAGAACGCCTTGCCGCCGCAGACGGCGCAGAGGTGATAATCGCTGCTCGCCATCACAACCCCCGATATTTCTTGTCGGCGTGCCAGGGCTCGTCGTCCCGTGCGCGGATGACCAGCAGCGCGCAGGCGGCGAAGCCGACCATGCCGCCGGCGATGAATGCGAGGATGATCCAGATCATGCCAGTTCCTCCACCACGTTGAAATAGCGCCACCCGGGCGGGAACGCCGCGACGGGCGCGCCGTCGTTCTCCCGGAAGGTCAGCCAGCCGGTGTCCTGAACGTAGAAGACCACCTCGGCCTTCACGATCACGTCCTCGATGTCCGGGTCGATGCAGACCGCGAAGGTCCGCCGTTCGCGCTTGACGGTCATCACGCCACCGCCTTCCGGTCGAAGGGGTTCTCCGTCAGCGCGGCTTCGATGGCGGCGACGGCCCGCGCGAGGTCTTCCTGGGCGTCCGGGATGTCGGAGACCTTGGCCTTGCCCTCGCCGAACAGCTTGGCGAAGATCGCCGGGCCGTCGGTCATCGTGGCTTCCATGCCGTAGGCCTTGACGTAGCGGCCCAGCACGTCGCGCACGCTGTCGTGGGTCAGCGTGGCGGGCGCGGTGGCTTCGGCTTCGGCCTGCTCGTCAGCCTTGTCCTGCGCGGCGTCCTCGGCGGTGGTCGGGTCGATGCGCTCTTCGCCGGTCGAGATCAGCGGCTTCTCTTCCGCCGGGGCCTCCGTCTCGGCGGCGTCGGCCGCTTCGTCCTCAGCGATCTCTTCCTTGGTCCGGCGGGCGCGGCCCGGCGACGGCTTGCCGCGCTCGCGCTTCGGCGCTTCGGCGGCGGGGGTCGGCTCGTCTTCAGCGGCCTCGATGGCGTCGGCCAGCTTGTCGCGCTGCGGCGCGGGCTCGGCGGGCGTCGGCAGCGTCACGGCAGGGACCGGCGTTTCGCCGCGGTAGAAGCCGATCGCGCCGAACGCGCGGGCGACGTACCAGCCAGCCCGGTCGCTCTCGATGTGCTCCTGCGGGACGGATATCTCGATCTTCATGGTCATTGGGTCGGTCCTTTCAAAACTTCGCGTATGTTGTTCCACAGCATCAGAAGGCGGGCCTGCAACGCCTCGTCGATGCTTCCTTCCAGAGTGCAGACCTTCACGACGGCCTGCCGGAGCTGGCCGTGGTTCGTAATTCTGAGGGACGCCTGAGCCATGTCCTTGGGCGTGAAGCTGCTCTCCACGAACCAGAGGACGGCGGCGGCCGACAGATCGACGGCCTCGCCCGCGGCGACGATCTGCCCGGCGAAGACGCGCGGCCCGTCGGGCCGGGCGAACGCCGCCAGCGCGGCCTCGCGCTGTGTCGGGGTGCTTCCGCCGTCAATCCCGACAACGCCGAACTTCGCGAGCCCGTCCTTCAGGATGTCGCCGACGTTCTTGTGCCAGTACATCAGGACGATCTTGTCCAGCCCACATTCGAACTCGTCCTTCACGGCGTCCAGCGCGGCCCAGGCCTTGATCTCCCCGGTGATCCGCCGGAGCGGGCCGAGGTGCATGTCCAGTTCGCGCGTGCTGCCGCTGGCCGCCGCCTCCAGCACCGCGGTCAGGCTGGCGTCTCCGTCGGCGCTGCGGCGGGCGCGCTCGCTGACGATCAGCGGCAGCAGCTCGGCGACCGGCGGCCTGATCCCGACATCCTCCTGCGTCCGGCGCAGATAGAAGCCGTCGAGCCGGGCGTTCAACTCTTCCAGATTGCGGCCGTCGACGATCACCGGGATCTTGTTCCAGGCGGAGATCTTCTTCATGCGGACCTGGCAGTAGCGGTGCAGGAAGTCGCCCCGCACCGTCACGTCCGGCCAGCCGCGCGCCTCGTCGGCGAGGAGCCGTTCCGGGGCCAGCGCCCGGAGGCGCGGGTAGGTGTCGAACGGGCTGTGCGGCAGCGGGGTGCCCGTCAGGGGCCAGACGCCATCAGCCTTGCTGCACAGCGCGAGGCCGGTCATCAGTTCCGCGCCGTCGCGCACCAGCGTGCCGTAGAGGCTCTGCGTGCGCTTGGCGTCGAAGTTCTTGGCGAGGTGGTCCTCGTCGGAAAGGATACGGTTCCAGCGGATGCGCAGGAGTTGCGAGAGCAGCTTCGGGTGCGAGAGGTCGGGCCAGCCGACGATGACCACGAGGCCGTCATGGCCGACGGCGGGTATCGCGCCGTCGCGGGTCGCGATGTGGACGGGGCGGTCGAAGTTCGACCAGGTTTTGAAGCCCGCGCGCCAGACGCTGCGGCCCGAGGCCGTGGTGATGGCGAGGATGACGGAGGCCATCACATCGTCGCAAGCGATGATCGCGGCCCCGGTCTTCCCCACCCGCGGGCTATCCGCGAGCATCGCGAACTGGCGATCCGCCAGGAACTTCGCGCCGGATATCTGATGCGGGAGGGGTTTCATTGAGGATCACCGTGGCAGCTTGAAGGTCAGGTTTGTCTGGATGTGTATGCCGCAATTACATACACGTTTCACGCGCTGTCAAGCGGGTTTCTTCACGCCGTTGACTTCCGCGCCGGTCAGCGTGTAGCCGACGAGATCGACCAGGCTGTCGTAGTGCGTCGGGTTGTCGCAGAGCCGGGCTTCCTTCAGGAGCCGCATCATCGGCGACACGTCCTGCGCGCTGATCGCCATGTCACGCCCGGTGTTCTGGAAGTAGGCCGTCCAGAAGCGGGCGATGCGGCCGAAGTTGTCCTCCGGGTGCCCGTAGGCCCCGCGGCGCGTGCCGTCAACGATCCGCACGGCCTCGGCGGCGATGTCGGCCTTGACGTTCTCGGGCTCGGGGGCCTGCGGTTTCGGTTTGGCGCTCGTCTGATCCAGTCGGGCCTGCGCGTCGCAGACGGAGCAGCGGCCGTTCTTCCGGGCGCGGTTGCACGTCGGGCAGAGGACCGACGCCCGCGAGATGATCCGGAAAACCGTGGACGCGCACAATGGCGTGCCCGGGTGGTTGTCCGGGTAGGTATCCCGCGCGCCATAAAATACGCCGTCCGTGACGCGCTTGATCACCCATTCCGCCCCGTTGGGAATGGTGTTTCCGCCCGGCGTCATCGCGGTCTGAACGCGATCCCCCGCATGGACGCCGAGGAGGGCGAGGGTTCCTACGGTCGATATCATCCGAATACTCCTTCCGTGGTTGTTGCTTCCGACACCCGGACCCACATCCCGGGCTTGTCGCTGTAGAATTTCCGCACGCGGCCGTCGACGATCTGGCCGTCGTCCACCCAGACGACGAGGTTCAGCGCGTCGACCGTCTTGGCGTAGTTGTCAAAGTCCGGCTTCTTGGTCGGGCGCTCCACGCCGGCCCGGGCCGCCGCTTGCCGCTTCTTCGGCCACGATGGCGGGATCGGTCGCTTCACGGTGATGTCCAGGACCAGCGGCCCGGTCAGCGGGGGCCGGTCGCCCATGACCTGCTCGGCGGCGTATTTCAGGGCCGCCTCGAAGTTCCGGGTCTTCTCGGGCGTGTAGACATGCCCGGTCTCCTTGGCGAAGCGGGGCCGACCCTTGGCCACCGGCGCGCCCAGCACGACGATCTCGATCATCGCGAGGCTTCCTGCGCCCGTTTCAGCCGCTCCAGCGCTTCAAATGGCGTGCGGCCAGTAAAGCCGGTCACCTCGACAAGCCGTCGCCGGTGCGGGACGCTAAGGGTCATCATGTGCGGCGCGTAATAGAACGCCCACCGACCGCAAAATACAGGAGACCAAGCGAACCACCAGCCCTTGCCGCCGAGCACCCGGAACTCGCTCATGACGACGCCCTCCGCGATGCAACCCGGCCGTTGGCGGCCTGCGGGTTCTCAATGGTCCACTGGCAGGCTGCGCGCAGCCGCGGCCATTCGGTGTTCAACGCGATCGCCTCCAGCTCCTCACGGGCGGCGCTGGCCTGCGGGTGTTGAGCGCCAAACCGCCGACATGCGGCTGCGTGTTCGGAAGCTGCCGACCAAAAGTTGGTCACTTCGACATACATTTCCGACGATATTAAACCGTGCGTCACTTCGTCGCCCCCAGATATTTGCAGGCAATCCCCGGGACGCCGCGATCAATTTCAAGATAACCGATAAGGAGAGCCAGCCAGTCGCCCGGCACACTTCCACGTTGAAACCACTTCTCGGCCGCCGCTTCTTTCGGCACATCGGGCGCATTATACGCTCGCAGGAAGGCGATGAGCCCTCCGCCGCTCTTGAAGTTCTCCCGAAGGAACCGGGCTGTGTCGAACATCTGGCTAGGTCTCCATTTCGTCTCGTGTCGTTCGGTGTTGGTCATTTGTAGACGATCTGTCCGAAGGCTGTCAAGACATACTGACAGACAAAATGTCGTTGACTGTGGCATACATCTGCGATACAAGGCGCATATCGCAGCAACGCAAAGGAGTTACAGTTGGCCCGTAAAGCGCGAACATACGTTGGGGATGCGCCGACAGAAGAGACGCTTCGACCGAAGCATCTGACAAAGCAGGATTTCGGGCGCAGGCTTTACAAGCTGATGATCGCCCGCGGTTGGAACCAGAGCGAACTCGGCAGACAGTCGAATTTGTCCCGCGACAGCATCTCGACCTACGTGCGCGGGCTGGCCTTCCCCGAACGCCTGAACCTCGAGAAGCTGGCGGCGGCCTTCGGCATGAAGGCGGAGGATCTGCTGCCGAACATGCTGGAGAGCTCGCTCGACGACGACATCCCCTCGCTCGAACTGAAGGTCAGCACCGTCGACAGCTCGGTGGCCTGGCTGCGGGTGAACCGCAAGGTCTCGACGAGCACCGCCATGAAGATCATCGACGTGCTGAACGCAGATGAAACTCCTGACGGAGAGTGAGGTAGCTGAATACCTCCGCTGCTCGACCTCGAAGGTCAAGCGGCTGAGGCTCAGCAAGGCCCTCGCCTACCAACCCGGACGGCCGGTGCTGATCGACCGGGCCGACCTCGAAGCCTATCTGGAGCGCACCAAATGTCAGTCCCTTCCCTGCAAAAAATCGACAGCGGCTTCTGGTACGCCTTCTGGTCAGACGGACGCCGGTCAAAGCGCAAGAGCATGGGCACTAAAGACCAAGCTGTTGCGAAAGCCCGCTTCGCGCAGTGGCTCCTCCTCGACGGGCAGGAAGCCGGCGAAGACGTGACCTACACGGTGGCCGATCTCTGGAAGGTCTACACGACCCGGCATGTCGAGGCCAACGTCGCCAGCCAGGCGACGCATCGCTTCTGCTGGGCGAACCTGGAGCCCCACTTCGGCCACCTCGAACTCTCGCAGGTCTCGCGCGCCGTCGAGACCTACACCGCCGGGCGGCTGTCCGGCCGCATCGGCGGGCGCAAGGTGAAGCCCTCGACGATCCGCCGCGACCTGTCGCTGCTGCGGGCCTGCCTGAACTGGTGCGCCGACGGCAGCGAGCGCAAGGCCATCATCCCGGCATCCTCCGTGCCCGGCTTCGCCCTGCCCGCGGAGAGCGCCCCTAAGGACCGCTGGCTGCGCACCGAGGAGATCCAGCGGCTGCTGACGGCGGCCGGCGAGATGCGGGTCGGGCCGCGCCTGTCGCGCGGCGAGCGGTTCCTCTGGCTGGCGCTGGAGACCGCCGGGCGCAAGGCCGCGATCATGGACCTGACCTGGGACCGCGTGGACTTCGAGACCGGCGTGATCCATCTGGCCGACCCGGATCGCCGCACGACGAAGAAGCGCCGCGCCAGCGTGCCGATCTCGGCGGCGCTCCTGCCGGTGCTGAAGCGCGCCCACGACGAGCGCGAGAACGAGCTGGTGATGGACAACAAGGGCGAGATCTGGGCCACCGTCCAGTGCATCGCCTATCGCGCCGGGTTCGGGACGCGCGGCCCGGTCAAGACCGGGACGAAGCCGAAGGCCACCGGCATCTCGCCGCACGTCCTGCGCCACACCGCCGCAACCCACATGGCGCGCCGCGGCGTGCCGGTCTGGATGATCGCCAAGGTGCTCGGCAATACGATCGCCATGGTGGAGCGCGTCTACGCCAAGCACAGCCCCGATGACCTGCGCGGTGCTGTGAACATGATCTCGCAGGGTGCTCTATTGGAGGCAGCAGAATGAAAACCGCGACCCAAAAAACCGGCAATGACCTCGAAGTTGAACGTATCATGGCGCTCAGCGCGTGGGAGCTTTTGGAGTACGTGCTTAGCAATACCTACTACCTGAGCGACAGCTACTATGCCTGCTTCGCGCGGGCCGTTCATGCCCGGTTCGATCAGCTTGCGCTTGAGCGCTCCGTGGGGCACTGACGCCCAAATTGGGCACCGTTTTTGACCTACATCGACCGACACTGACCTACAACGATCCGCTGGAGCCCTTGCAAAATAGGGAAAATCCAGCCCCGACAAGAACCTACAAAACCTGCACAACGGTATTGGTAAGGGTGAGGTCGAGAGTTCAATCCTCTCTCACAGCACCAGAAAAACCCCACCAATATCAAGCGATTACCCTCCGGCAGACACCCGCCCAACACGCCGGAAGACACAAAGTTGGGCACTATTTGGGGCACTCTTTGCGCGCGGGCTGTGCGCGTGCTAGGGTGGCCCTCGTGATGAGGGAGACCGAGATGAACTTTTTTGATCGCCTGCTCACCCCGCTTGAAAAGGCCCGCGCCGACGCATGCCGCGAGTACGCCGAGCGGATGCAAGCCGACGGGTGGGAGTTCTGCGACGAAGGCGGCGGCCTGCTGTGGCAGCTGCACCGAGGGTATCGCTACGATCACGTCGTCGTTGATGTTCAGATCGACCCGAACGGCAAAGCCTTCTGGTTCAAAACCGCAGCGGCGGCCGAGATCGCGCCGGAGCCGCCGGTCCCTATGTGGGCGGCCCCGACGATCCCGGCTAAAATCACCGAGACGCTGGAGCGCGTCCAGCGTGCGCAGGAAGCGGCGGTCGCCGCGCAAGGAGGATCTGATGAACCGACACGTTAAGGAAGCCCTGACCGAGTTCGCCACCTCGATGCTTGGGTTCGCCGGGGTGGTAGCTTTGCTCTATTACTTCCGTGCTTGGACGGTACCTGCTGTCCTGTGGCTGATCGAGATGCTCGAAAAAATCGTCACCTACTTCTAGCCCTGACAAACATGACGGTCGGCCCGAATATGGGGCCTTGACAGCCATGTCGGTTATGGCGACCGTCAGCTCACGACAGACCCGACAACCCCAGAGGAAGCACCATGACCGAAGAAACTATCGTACTCGACCCAACGACCCGCCGTATCGAGATGCCCGCGTGGCGCGCATTGACGGCGCTCGGCAAAGACATCGAGCAGCGAGTGGCGCACATCAGCCAGGCGATGTTGACGCCTCTGCCTGGATCGACCACGACCTACGACAACATCAACGCCGGGCGCTGGGACGCAGCTGCGACCGACGCTTCGATCCTGATCCGGCTGATCTTGGCGGAATTGAACGAGCCCATCACGGACAATTTCGCCACCCACATCGAAGATTTGGCCACCGCCATCGACGAGATGTTCGGTATCATCGGGCGGTTCCCCGAGTTGGCCAATATCTGCTATGAGTTCTGCGCACTGGCCGAGGCGGTGATCGAGGCATTCTACGACGCGCGGGTCGACGCCGAAGACACGGCACCGGCCGACGGTGAGATGTCCGCCGCTGACCTCATGGCCGCGATCGACCGGCTGAAGGCCGAACGCGAGAAACTGCCGCCCCAACCCCCACTAGCGCGAAGCATCGCGCTGATCCACGCGAAATATGTTTTCATCGAGATGGAGCGTACCGCTCTCGCTGAACGGCGCAAAGCTCGACTGCACCCATACGTCGCGTCAGCCGAACATCGCCCCGACGCCTGACAGCAACGCCGCCCGCCGCGTCTGATCGGCCTCGGCTTCGATCGCCTGCCGCTCCCGCGCCTTCTCTCGCTGGGCCATCGCCCCGCTCACGGGATCGGCCGGCAGACCCATCGCGAGCCCGCCGCCCCCGAACATGCTCGCGATGCCCTGCGGTGTCGTGGGCGCGGCGGGCATCCCGCCCCCGAAGCCCAGCGGCGTGCCGCCGCCCTGCGCTGCGCCCTGCGGCGCTTCGCCATAGGCCTGCCGCAGCCAGTCCGGGGCGTTGGCCCCCTTGCCGCCCGCACCCCACACGGAGGGCGAGCCGAAGCCGACGTGCATGGAGCCCGGCTGCATGTAGCCGGGCCCGGCCCCGAAGCCCGTCACGCCCGCAGCCTTGGCCCGGCGCACGACATCCTGGTAGATCGGAACCTGCGTCGGATCGGACCAGTCCATGCGCTGCCCGTTGCGCCGGAAGAACACATCGGCCGAGCGGCCGTGATCGTGGCGCGTCGATCCGACGCGAGCGCTGCTCGTACCGGCCGCCGGCTGGCCGCCGGAGAAGACCTCCATCTGCAAGCCCAGCTCCGGCAGGAAAGCGAAGGCCTTGGCTAGCTCGGGCGCGATCGGCTGGCTGCGCGTCGCGCCCTGGTTGGCGTAGATCAACCACTCTGCTTCGGTCATCAGTTCCCTCCCGACACCGCGTCAACGACCGGATCTTCGTTCTCGGCCTCGTCCAGCACGTTCAGCAGCTGCGTCGCGCGGACACCGTACTTCTGCGTCAGCATCGCCCGCCGCGCGGCCGCCGTCGCGGGGTTGTATTTCTCGAGCAGATCGGCGGCCATGCCCGGGTTGTTGACCACGGTCGACGCGAGGTTGTCGATGGCCCGGCTCTGGACCTGCGCGCTCTTGTTGCGCAGCCAGGTGGACAACACGTCGACGACCGCGATGGTCGGCGACAGCTGGCCGCGGTTGACCGAGCGGGCGCGCGAGGCGATCGAGGAGGTCGACAGCGCGGGGTCGAACTTGCCGGACAGGGCCTGCGCGGTGCCGGACGAGCCGACCGCCCGCGCGCGCCCGCTGCCCTCGGCGGTGGCCAGGGCGTCGAAGACCTTGCGGATGTTCGCCAGATCCTGCGGGTCGTCGGCCCAGAGCTCTTCCGCCACGGCGGCGAACTTCGGATCGTCGAACATCGCGCGCAGCTTCTTGCCGTTCCAGCGGGTCTCGCCGGTCACGCCGGGCGCGTCCATCTTGCCGCGGCCGCTGACCTCGCCCCAGAGCGCGGCGCGCAGATCCTGACGGGCCGTCGGTGTGTTGGCGGTCTTCAGCAGTTCCTGCACCGCCTCGCGCGGCTTCGGCGAGTTGGTCACGGTGCGGATCGCGTTGACCGACGCCTCGTCGGCGTATTTCAGATAGGAGGCCGGGGCCGAGCGCCCGGGCGTCGTCAGCCGGGTCTGCGTGTCCTTGGCCGCCCGCTCCGCCGCAGTCAGGTCCGTCCGCGCGCCGCGCGCCACGTCCAGCTTCTGCGCCAGCTCGGGGAACTCGGACAGCAGGACCGACCGATCTGCCATGTAGCGCTGAAGCTGCTCGGGCTTGTCGAGCAGGCCCTTCGACTTGATGTCGGAGGCCACCTCGTCGGCCAGCCCGTTGCGCACGCGCGGATCGGAGCCCGCCTCGCGCAGCAGCGAGCGCAGGTCGTTCAGGTTGCCCTGGTCCGGTTGCGCGAAGCGGCTCGGCACGGCGCTGTCGTCGAGCGCGTAGCCCCCGCCCTCGCGCGGCCGCAGCGCGTCCGCGATGCCGGTGCCGGGGCGCTCGAAGCGATCCGCGACATCGCGCCGCGAAGCGTTAGCCGCGTCCAGCTGCGCCTTCAGCTCGGGCGGCAGGTTGGCCTCCAGGTATTCGTCCAGCGCGCTCTTGTACTGGCCGCCGACCCGCGCCGCCTGCCGCTCGCCCGAGGCGGTCTGCCGGCGGATGTCCTGCGTCAGTCCGCCGCGCATCGAGGTCACTTCCTTCAGCGGCACCGTGGCCGATCCCTCCGGGGCCAGCTGGCCCGGGATGGCGGCCTCGGGCGGGCGGAAGCGCGCCGCGTCGTTCATCGGCAGGCCTTGGTCGATCTGGCCGAAGACCTCGCGCAGCGGACCGATGTCCACCGGCGCGTCGGCCTCGTTGATCGGGGCGTAGAGCTGGCGATACTGCTCGCGCGCCGCGCGCTCCGCGTCGGAGAGCCCGGCCCGGATGTTGGAGCCGCGCATGGTCGCGGTGCCCAGCGTGGGCTCCAGCGCCGTCACGATGCCGTCGAACGACGCCCGCTTCGTCTGCTCGGCAGCGAGCGCGTCGGCGATCTGCTGATCGACGCTGTTCGACAGATCCGCGCGGAACCGCGCCGCGTCGCCGTCGGGCGTCATCGAGGCCATCGTCTCGTTGACGGCGATCTCGTTGTTGACCCGCCGCGCGTTGGCCGCGCCCGGGCTGACCGCATCCTGGTTGAAGGCGAAAGTCGTCAGCCCGGGGTCGCCGGCCCGATCGCCGATGTTCGCCCGGTAGCCCGGCACGGCATCCTCGACCGCGGCGGGTACGCGCAGCGACGACGCCAGCCCGTCTGTGTCGAGGTTGCCGGTGGTCGCGAACTGCTCCTGCATGCGGGTCGAGTTGTTGATGAGCCGGTCGGCCACCACCTCGCCCGCCACGCCGTTCATCATGGCCGGGCGGCCAAGCGCCCCGGCGGCGAGGTTGGCGAGCGCGCCGCCCGCCGCGGTGCCTGCGCCCAGCGTCAGCGCGCCCCCGAGGGAGCCCGCGAAGTCGGAGAGCGCGCCTTGGTTCGATCCGGCGACCTCGTTGGCGAGGCCAGCGCCGGTGCCGGCAGCCGCCGCGTAGGCCGCCTCGCGCCCCGCCAGCGCGGCTGGCGCGACGGCTGCGGGCTGGAGGAACTGGCCGGCGATGCTCTGGCCGAGCGAGGTGGGCGTGGAGGCCATGCGGTTGACCGTCGCGAGCGGCATTGTGGACGCCCGGCCGATCAGGCCCGCCACCGGCACGGCGGTCGAGCCCAGCTCTTCCCCGGCCCGGTTCACGATCCGCTCGGCGGCGGTACGCGGCTCGAAGTCCGGCAGCAGCCCGCCGGCGCGCAGCAGCGTGTCGATGCTGTCGCGCCCGCCGACCGGGTTCTCGGTCATCGGGCCGACGCCCTCGACGCCCGGCAGCAGGTTGGCGACGCGCGGCGCGTTGTTCATCAGGTCGGCGGGAGCGCCGACCAACATGGCCGTGCCTTGCCGCCCGCCGTCGAACAGCGCGGCGGCCAGCCCGCCGAGGATGTCACCCCAGCCCTGCGGCCCCGCGGGCATGGCGAGCGGCGCGGCCGGAGCGGCGGCCTGCGGCTGTGCGTATTTCTCCCACGGCTTACCGGCCGCGGGGGCCTGCGGCTGCGCGTACTTCTCCCAAGGTCCGGCCATCAGATCGGCTCCCAGCTATTCGGGTCCACGGGGTTTCCGCCTTTGAAGCGATAGCCGTCCTCGACCGTGCCCGGCTGGACAGTCGCCGGGGCGGGAGCCGCGGGCGCGGCAGGGGCCGGCGCTGCGCCTTGCCCGCCGCCCAAGGCCGAAGCGAACTGCTTGCGCGCACCCAGCTGCTCTCGCAGCAACGACAGGTTGGCCAAGACCTTCGGGTTGCCCGCCAGACCGCCATCGTAGACGCTCAGCAAACGCTCTAGTTCGCGGACGTTCACCTCGCCGCTCGGGTCTTGCATCTTGGCCTGGAGATAGGCCATCTCCAGCGCGTAGGCGGCGGCCTGGGCCAGCGCCGGGTCATAGGCCCCGCTCGCACCCACCGCGCCCGCCAGCTGGCGCACGTCCTCGACGCTGCGCAGCGTCCCGTCGCCGCCATAGGCGGCCCCGGCCTCGGCGGCCGCTGCGACGACATCCTGCGCGAAGCCGCGCACCATGCCCGTCACCCCGAGGATGCCCGGGTTGGCGTTGAGCAGCTTCTCGAACTCTTCCACGCGCGAGAGGCCGTAGTCAGCCTCCGCCAGTGTCATGTTCGCCATCGTCATGTTGGCCGTGGTCGCGCCGCCCATCTTGGCGGCGTCCTCGCCTTGCAGCTTCATGGTCCGCGTGCCCGGCGGCAGGCGCACGCCGGTGGCCTCGTCAGTCAGCACGCCATCCGTCGGGTTGAAGACCGCCGAGCCCTTGATCCCTTCGGGCGTCTCGTAGCTGAAGATCTCCATCGCCGCCTTGGAGCCCGGATCGCTGTACGCCTGCGCGCCATTGCGCACAGCCTGGCCCGGCGTGCTGTAGAGGGGCTGGCCATCCGGACCGAGCACCTTGACCGGGGTCTGCTCGCCAAGGACGCCTTCGAGCAGCATGTCGTTGGTCAGCATGCCGCTCTGGCGCAACTCCAGCCGCTCCTGCCCTTTGACCTCGGCCTCGCTCAGCGGCTTCGGCGCACCGGCGGCCGATGGGATTTGCCCCATGCCGAACATGCCGGCGACAGCCGACGGAACTTCCCGCATGACTTCGCCTGGGGCGAGCGCTTGCCCGTACATGGTTTCGGCGAAGGACCGCTGGTTGTCAGCTGCGTTGTTCTGGATCGCGGTCCGGGCCGTGACATCCTGCCCGCGCTGCGTCGTGGCGGTGTTCTGGTCGACGGCATAGTAGGAGCTGGTCGGCGCGTAGACGCCAGCCATGGTGGCCTTGCGGTCAGCCAGCGGATCGTTCGGGTTGGCGAAGAGCCACGCCATGCGGTCGGCCTCTTCCTTCTTCGCCCGCGCCGTCGCGAGACCCGCCATGTCCTGCGCGCTCGGCGGCGCGAAGATCGACGCAATGTTGTCGAACGCCGCCCCGAGGGCCGGGTCGTTGTAACGGTTCGGGCGGATGGCCATCACATGCCTCCATAGAGCGACAGGGGCCGCGCCATCGGGCGCATCGAAGACGCGGGGGCCAGCGAAGCGCCGGTCTGGGCCGCCGCACCAGCGCCGCGGGTCAGGCCATAGCTCGTGCCGATCGAGCCGAGCCCGCCGAGGATGTCGCCGAACATCTTCAGCCCACTGCCGGCCTGCGACGCCTTGTCGAGCTCCAGCGGCGTGACGTTCGATGAGCCTCGCTTGAAGCCGCCGATCTGGCCGATCTGCGCCGCATTGCGGGCCTGCGTCCGGGTGGTGTCGCCCAGCACGTCGCCGAAGGCGCGCAGGTTCCCCAGCGCGCCGGCCTGCTGGTCGGTGAAGGCCTTGGCCTTACCGGACTGCTTGTCCATCTCACGGGTGACGACATCGTTGCTGTCGGTCGACGGCAGGGCCGCCGCAGCGCTCATGCTCAGCCCGTCGGTCGGCGGCGCGGCGAAGTAATCACCCAGGCTCTGCGCCTTGGCCTCCTGTTTCGCCCCGAAGTCGGTGTATTCGTCCTGCGACTTGGCGTTCAGCGCCTGCGCCTCCTGGTCATAGCCGCCCTGCCGGATGCGCTCGGCGGCGAGCACATCCTCGCGTGCCCGGTTCGCCCGGCCGGCGGCCATGCTGTTCGCAACGGTGGAGCCCGCGGTGGCGACGAGCCCGGCGATGGAAATTGGGTCGCACATGTGCTTGCTCTCCGATTACTGGCTGACTTGGACAGCGCCGCGGGGCGTGCCGAAGAGGCCGGTGTTGTAGGTCGGTTTCGGCGCGCCATAGGTGTGCGCCCGCTCAGCGGCGGCCTGCGTCCCGAGGGCTCCGGTGAAGTCAGCGAAGAGGTTCGTGATCGGGCTGTAGTTCGCCGGCTGCGAGAGGGCCGAGGCCCGGGCGATGGCCGAGGTGGCCGCGCCTTCCGCGTCGCCAGTGGCGTTCAGCGTGTTGATGAGGTCCGTCCGCGCGCCCTCGACGTTGTTCATGGCCTGCGTCCGGTAGTTCAGCGCGTCGTCGGCAACCTTCTGCCGCTGAAGCTCGTATTTCTTCTGGAGTTCGCCCGCGAGGCTGGCGCGCGAGGAGCCCGACAGCTGGCCGCCTCGGTCGAGCGCGAAGACCATCTCCTTGTTCGCGTCGGCGCGCTGATCCTCCAGCTGCGGCGTCGCGTAGGCGACGTAGTTGTCGCGCTGCCGGTCGAAGTACTCCGGCGTGAACTGCTCGCCGAAAATGCCGCCGATCCGGGCCGTGCCCTCGCGGATGCGCGCCTGCCGGGCCTGCTCTTCCTCGCGAGCCCGTCTGGCCTCGTTCCCGCTGCCGCCCTTGCTACTTCCGCCCATTATAGTGCCCGCCTCATGGAAAACCCGACGCGCTCGAAGCCGAAGTGTTCAAGGAACCTGGCTGTGCGTTCGGAGTTGAACTCGTTGTCGTTGCCGCCGACGATCTCTTTCGCGCCGAGCATCTGGCTCCAGGCAACAAGTTCTTTCATCAGGATCGCGGCGGCCCGAGTGCCGCGTTTGTCGGGTCGGACAAACAATACCTCTTGCGTCGTGAAAATGCCAGAGGCTGCTCGATATTCGTAGAAATCCGCCACGAGGAAGCCGACGACCTCGCCGTCCTTCGTCTCGGCCACCCAGATCGTCGGACTGGCGGTGTGGAGATAGCTGGCGATGGTGGCCAGACAGCGATCTTCGTCGAAGGTCAGCGTGGAGCGGGTCTGCTCCATGTTGGTGCGCGCCATGTCGACGATGGTGCGGGCGTCGCTTTCAAGAGCCAGTCGGACGCGCATCGGCCACCCACGCGAATTGGAGGAAGGTCTCGCCGCCCCGGCCGTAGCCCGGCATGACGGCCTCTTGCCGCAGGCCCAGCAGCTCAATCCAGCGGTGGACCTCGACATAGCCATCCAGCGACGCGCACTCGATCCGATGCACCCCGTTGGCCCGGTAGCGCGGGAACAGCCGGCTGCGGATGAAGCGGGTCAGGGCCAGCGCGATCTTCGGAAAGGCTAATGATACGGCGACCACCG